GTCCTAAGTAAAATATTATTGAAGACCCTGTTGGTTAGTAACGCTGCCTCGTGAACACTGACAGGGCTTTTTTTTAAGGCAGTAAAAATGAAAAATCAAAATGGATGGATTAAACTCCATAGGCAAATCTTAGAATGGGAATGGTACGAGGATATAAATTGTTTTCGTCTTTTCACACATTTACTTTTAAAAGCTAATCATAAGGAAAAACGTTACAAAGGTATTGTAATCAAAGCTGGTCAAATTGTTACGAGTAGAGATTTATTAGCACAAGAAACAGGTTTAAGTAGTCAACAAGTAAGAACTGCTATAACTAAGCTAAAATCAACCAACGAAATAACCAGCGTTACAAGTTCTCAAGGTACTATAATTGAAGTAGTTAACTACGAAAAGTATCAACTATCAACCAACGAAATAACCGAAGAGCAACCAACAAGCAACCAACGAGTAACCACTAACAAGAATGATAAGAATAATAAGAAAGAAATATATATACCTGAATTTTCTGAATTTTTAACTTATGCTATAGAAAAAGAACCTTTAATTAATCAAGTAGATTTGAAACTTAAATACGAAAGTTGGGTAGTAAATGAATGGCGTGATGGTAATGGTAATAAAATTTCTAATTGGAAAAGTAAACTTTTAAATACTTTACCTTACATAAAAAAAGTTACAAATGGTTCAACTCAAATTTGGGAAGGTTGCTAATAAAAGACGAATGATGTACACAAGACTACAAAACATAAGCGGACAAATGTTAGAAATACGTCAACAAAAAGACGTAAAAGGACATTCAGTAGGTTGGGACTTTGATATACTACCCTATACAATAAAACAAGGTTGTACTACATACATAGGTGCTGCTCCAGCTTCAGGTAAAACGGAACTATGGTTTGAGTTTTTAATTAACACTTCGTGTTTACATAATTGGAATCACGTTATATTTTCACCTGAAACAGGAAACGCAGCAGAAATATACGCAGAACTATGCCACAAATACATAGGTAAGCCTTATCATTTAATGACACAAGGCGAACAAGTAACTGCTGAAATGTTTGTAAATCAACACTTTGTAGTAATTGACCCTATAGAAGAAGACTTAACGATAGAAAAGTTTTACGATTTAGTGGACGAAATAGAACGAAAAGAAGATATTACTATACACACTACAACTATTGACCCTTGGAATGAACTAACTGAAGAATTTAAACATTCAGATTTAGGACGTGAAGATAAATATTTAAGTAGAATTTTGAACTTGGTAAGAAAAAATGCACGTAAAACAGGAAGGCATAACTGCATTATTAATCACGTTCGCGACCAACCTATGATATCTTCAAAGACTGTTGTAGGTACTGACATAAGTTATTTTCCTATTCCTACTGCTCGTGACTTCGCTGGTGGTCAAGTATGGTTTAGAAAAGGTTTAAGCGTATTAATTCCTTGGCGACCACCTTTAGGACTCGCTGATAGTAATGGGGTTGGCGCAGAACTTAACGAAGTACATTTAAAAGTAGCGAAAAGTAAACCAAAAGGAGTAAGTAAAAATGGAGTATATAAGCTATATTTGGATATTGAAAAATATCAATATTATATGTTAGATGGCAACGGAAAAAGAATTTATGCTAATAGAAATAGAGAATCACAAGTTACTCAAACACGAATTATAGAAACTGACGGATTAATGTCAACAAGTGAAAAACTAAAATTAAAAAATAACTTACCCTTTTAACTATGGAGGATTTAATACTACTAAAAACAAGCGTTCAGATAGGAGCATTACACGCTAAGATAAGCCTATCATTAGACGAAATAAAACAAAACCACCCTAATAGAACTGACTTAATAGACTCTATGTCACAAAGTCTAAAAGACGTTAAAGAGATACATCGTGTTTTTTTAGACTTAGAAAACGAATATCGCATAGCAAATAAAAGTTTATTCAGGTTAGAACTTATAAACCTTGATTTAAAAAGTCAGGTTATAGACTTAAAAAACCAAGTAAAATTTAAAGATATAGACTTATGAATGATTTAGAAAATTATGTGTTATTTGGCAAATTAAAATTAAAAGGCAAAAAAGTAAATTACATTAAAGAAGATTGTGTTTTTTCTATTAATGATAAATATTATAAAAAAGAAGAAATAATAGAAATTATTGAATTTAAAAAAATAGGAACTAAAAACAAAACAAAAGACTTTACACAAGTTAAAGCAAGTAATGAAAAACGTAACAATATAACTGGAGCTTATGAATAATTTAGAATTAAACAAGATTTATTGCGAAAGCAATTTAGAAACGATGGCAAAGATGCCTAATGGTTTTGTTGACTATGTACTAACAAGTCCACCTTACAATATAGGATATAATCAAATGAATGGTGATGATACAAAAAAATATAAAGAATATGAAGATAAGTTAGATGATTATTTTATAAATCAAAAGAACCTTATTAATGAATTATTAAGAGTTACTAAAAACCATATTTTCTATAATATTCAAATGTTAGGTAATAACAAAGTTGATTTTTTGAATTTATTAGGTCATTTTAAAGATAACATAAAAGATATTATTATATGGCAAAAAAATATGATTCCACATATTGAAGAAGGAGTTATATCATCATCATTTGAATTTATAATAATATTTAGTAATCAGCAACCTGATAAAAAGAAATTTTATGACGGAAATTTTAGAGGTAATTTTGGAAATGTAATTAAAACATTGAACATACATAATAATCCATTTGCTAAAGAACATAAGGCAATTATGCCTTTAGATATCCCACGAATGTTTATGCAAAAATTTGGAAAAGAAAATGATTTATGGTATGACCCATATATGGGAACTGGAACTACTGCAGTAGGAGCTATTGAAGAAAAACGTAATTGGATAGGTAGTGAAATTTCACAAGAATATGTTGATTTAACTAATAAAAGATTAAAACCATATTTAACACAAACAACCTTATTTTAATGCGTTGCAAAAATTGTAAAACCAAGTTCGAACCTATGCGTTTTAATCAAAAGTATTGTTTCAATAAAATGTGTGTTGATGCGTGGGTGCAAGAAGCAAAGGTTAAGAATTGGAAAAAGACGAAAAAGAAGATGCAAGAAAATTTAGAAACAATACAAGACCTTGTAAAAGCTACTCAAATAGTGTTTAACAAATACATCAGACTGCGAGATAAACACGAATTATGTATTTCTTGTAAGCAAATACCTAAAAAAAGTAACGCAGGACACTTTTATAATGCTAACAACCATTACAATGTTAGGTTTAATGAAGACAACGTTCATTTACAATGTGAACACTGCAACACGTTTCTTTCCGGTAATCTTTTGGAGTATAGAAAACATATTATCTTAAAAATAGGCATTGAAAGATTTAACATATTAGAAGCTAAAAGTAAGCAAACACGGAAGTTTACAAAGGAAGAATTAAAAGAAACAATTAACATCTACAAAAAAAAGATTAAAGAATATGAAGCACAATAGCGACTTTAAATACGATTTAGAAATAGGATTATCCTACGAAACTGCATTATATGAATTACTTGGTAAAAAGATTGAAGTAAAACGCGACTTTCAATGTTTAGAAACTGGTAACATATTCGTAGAATACGAAAGCCGAAATAAGCCTTCAGGAATAGCTACAAGCGAAGCAGACTACTATTGCTATTGGTTAAGTGAAAAGCACTTTGTAATGGTAGAAAAAGACGAATTAAGAAGGCTTTGCCGTAAATATCTTAAATCTACTCGTGATGTATATGGCGGTGACGCAAACACAAGTAAAGGAATTTTATTTCCATTGAATGATTTTTTTCTAAAAATAGATTGCGATATAAAAATAATACTTATATTTGCTTATAATTTTAATTTAACACCTATGAAAAATTTATTTAAATCGTTGGCTTTGTTCCAACAAGAAGTGCCTGTAATTCACAAGGCGACACAAGGCTACGGCTATTCTTACGCTGACTTGCCTAAAATCTTTGAAGTGATTAATCCATTACTACAAAAACACGGATTAGGATTCACACAAACCTTAAACACTAAAGAAGGTACTACTTACCTATGCACAACAGTATTCCACGCAGAAAGCGGTGAATGTATTGATTCAATGGTAGAAATACCACAAGTAGCGTTAAAAGGAATGAATGACTATCAGTCTTTTGGTAGTGGTGTAACGTACTATCGTAGATATGCTTTGTCTTCAGCTTTAGGATTAGTTACCGACAAAGACACTGACGCAAGTGGTGAACAAGTAAAAGACGAACAACCTAAACAAAAGAAATCAAAGATTGACTCAACTCGTTTCAATAAAGCTATCG